CTGAACTGGAATGGATGGCTCAGCACAATTTTGATTGGATCAGTATAACTGATGCCAACTTTGGCATGTATCCCGAACGTGACGGCATGATTGCAGACAAGATAATTGAGTGTCAAGAAAAATACGGTAGCCCAAGAACGTTCAGTGTGGCCTGGGCCAAGAATCAAAAGAAAGAAGTCATAGACATTGTGAAGAAGCTGCTGGATGCCAAAGGATTCAATCAAGGACTCACACTCAGCGTACAAAGTTTAGACTTGGATGTGCTGGAAAACATTCGTCGCAAGAACATGGAAATGAACAAGCTCAACGAAGTGTTTGAGCTGTGCGATCAACGCAACATTCCTGCATACACAGAATTGATCCTGGGCTTGCCTGGTGAAACATTGGAAACATGGAAGAAAAACTTCTATGCCTTGTACGAATTAAATCAACACACCGGCATCACAACATTCCAAGCACAACTATTGGAAAATGCTGAAATGAACCTGTTGCAGAAAAAACTGTTCAAGATCACCAGCCAGCCTGTGACAGACTACTTTGCTGGCAGCTACAGCGTGGAACACATTGAAGAAAGCATCGATGTCATCACCGGTACCAAGGACATGCCCACTCCGGTGATGCTGGATGCACAGATATTTGCCTGGTTCCAGACCACGTTTCATATCAACGGCTTTGCCACCTTGGTTGCACGTTTTATCAACAAGTACTTGAACATCAGCTACAACGACTACTACGAAGAATTGTTTGCACACTTCATGACCAATGAATGGGTAAAGAAAGAAGAATCCGAAGCCCGTATGTACTTCAACAATTGGATGATGACTGGACGCATTAACCATCCCAAGATTGGTGTGGAAATACACGGCTGGAACATCATTCACAGAACCAGCATGAACATGCACCAGGAAAATCAAGTAGAACAGTTGTATGATCATCTGGAACAGTTCCTAGAACGTTACAACTTGCCCCCAGATCTGCTGGCTAGTTTGATGAAACTGCAAAGAAGTTATTACATCAAGTATGACGATAGAAATCAGTACCCCATAAACTTGCAGTTGGACTACAACATCTGGGAATATTTGAGCTTTAGTAAGCCCTTAGAAAAATTACCTACTGTGTATCGATTGGACTTTCCCGAAGACAAGACCATGAGCTTCAACAGATTCTTGGAATTGTTTTACTTTGCAAGACGCAGAAACTTTGGCAAGGCCACAGTAGATCGCGTCAGTGGCGGAGACTCCAAGGGCGCACGTCGAGGCGCAGGTGCTGCCAAAGCACAAGGCAGTTTCTCTGTAAAGAAAAAACAACTAGTGGCCTGATGTCGAGATTGTTTGCGTTTGGGTGCAGTTTTACCAACTACCGTTGGAGCACCTGGGCCGACTGCCTTGCTCCAGAATTTGACTATTTTGAAAACTGGGGTCAATCAGGCGCCGGCAATCAGTATATTTTTAACAGCATAATGGAAGCAGATCAGCGTCATCATTTTGGTGCTGGTGATACTGTGGTAGTGTGTTGGACCAATGTCATGCGAGAAGATCGTTACACTGATCGTTGGCAGACTCTGGGCAACATAACTACCTGCCCAATATATGACCCAAGTTATGTTCGGGACGCTATAACTGAAAGAGGATGTCTAATACGCGACATTGCCATGATTAAAGCCACTGCAAATTTTTTAAAGAACTGCACAGGTGTTAACTCAAAGTTTTTGTCCATGTGTGACATAATGAATCCCAAACAGTTTGATTATTCACCAGGCGATCAAGATATTTTTGATTTGTATCAACCCGTTCTAAATAACATCATGCCCAGTTACCAACAAGTACTGTATCCTGGGGGATGGAAGCACAGTGATGATCCACACCCTACTCCTGTAGAGCATTTGACCTATTTGGATGCAGTATTACCAGGTTGGGTGACAAAGCCGGAAACTCGTGTTAAAATAGCACAAGAGACTGCCGACTTACAAAAAAATCGCTCAGGCATGAGCACAGTAACAAGACTATAGGAATTACATGAAACTCAAAGTATCAGAATTATTTTATTCAGCACAAGGCGAAGGACGCTATGTTGGTGTGCCCAGTGTATTCTTGCGCATGTTCGGTTGTAACTTTACCTGTTCAGGGTTTGGTTGCAAGCCTGGCGAGCGTAGCACAGAAGCAGACGAAGTGGCCAAAACTGTGGAGTTATACAAAACATTTGAAGAACTGCCACTAGTGAACACAGGCTGTGACAGTTATGCCAGTTGGCATCCAGACTTCAAACACTTGAGTCCTACATACACAGTTGAAGAGCTTGTGAATCGAATGACTGAGCTATTGCCCAATGGCAACTGGTTGCAACCCAATGGCAATCCTGTGCATTTGGTAATCACTGGTGGTGAACCATTGCTGGGGTGGCAACGTGCTTATCCCGAACTGTTGGATGTGTTGGCCGAACGTGGACTGCGACACATCACATTTGAGACCAACGGCACTCAAGAGTTGAGTCGAGAGTTTAGAGATTACTTGCGCAACTGGTTTGGTGAAATTACTTTTAGTGTTAGTCCAAAATTAAGTGTATCAGGAGAGGCATGGGCGGATGCCATCAAGCCCGATGTGGTTTGGGACTATGAGACACATGGTATCACGTATCTCAAGTTTGTTGTGGAAAAAGTTGCGGACTTTGATGAACTGGACCGTGCAGTAGATGAATATCGCCTGCGTGAGTTTGGTGGTCCTGTGTTTGTGATGCCTGTGGGCGGTGTGGTCAGTGTGTATGATGGCAATAGAATCAATGTGGCCGACGAAGCACTCAAACGTGGCTACTGGTACAGTCCACGATTACACGTTGACCTTTGGGGCAATGGGTGGGGCAAATAATGGGATTCTTTGACAGATTCAAGAAAAAGCCAGAGCCTGCGCCCAAAGAAGAAAAAGTTATTCGTGTGCCCAAAGCACCAGAGAAAACTGCCAAGCAGATCGCCACAGAAAAGAACGAACCTTATGTGGCCATCTTGAACATGGACATTGATCCCAACAACTTGCATCAAGGTGCATTTGAACTGGACTGGAATGAGATATTCATTGCCCGCTTGGTCAAGGCCGGCTACATGATGAAGCCCACAGACGCAGATTCAGACATTGTGGACCGTTGGTTTCAGAATGTGTGCAGACATGTGGTGATGGAAACATGGGAACAAGACCAAGCCATGCGCAACTCAGCAGGCGGTTATGTACATGCCCGTGACATTGGCGATGGGCGCACCGAAATTAGTTAAGGAAATATCATGATGGATGGAAGACGTGTGGGCTTTACTGCCAGCACTTTTGATTTGTTACACGCTGGACACATTGCCATGTTGCGTGAGGCCAAGGAAGAATGTGACTACCTGATCTGTGCGTTGCAAAACGATCCCACTTTGGATCGTCCCAACAAGAATCGACCAGTGCAGAGCATTGTGGAACGACAACTGCAACTGATAGGTTGCAAGTATGTGGATGAAGTTTGGGTGTACAACACAGAAAAAGATCTAGAAGACTTGTTGTTGGTATTGCCTATTGATGTGCGTATACTGGGTGTGGAATACGAAGGCCGAGAGTTTACCGGTCGTGAGATTTGCCACAAACGTGATATTGAATTGCACTTCAATGGTCGTGATCATTCATTCAGCAGCAGTGAACTGCGGCAGCGTGTGGCCACTGCCGAAGACATAAAAAAGAAATTAGAGTCATGGGAACCAGTGGGCGCGGACGACACAGGTGGTCCCAGTCCCAGATGATATTGTATGCAAATGGTTGCAGTCACACAGCAGCCGCAGAAGCAGTTGTGCCAGATGCATTTGCAGTGGATGACGGTAAGAACGGTATAGATCGTCGCCCACATCCACTCAACTTAGCAGCCAGTTGGTGTACTCGACTTGCTGAACAACTGGGTGCTGAATTAGTCTGTCAGGCTGAATCTGGATCTAGTAATGATCGAATACTTAGAACTACCAAGCAATGGTTGGAGTCTCAAACAGATTTTTCTAATATTGTTGTTGTAATACAATGGACAACCTGGGAACGAGAAGAATGGTTGCACAACGGTAGATACTATCAAGTCAATGCCAGTGGGGCTGATTGGGTTCCAAAAGAACTGCAGACCCAATACAAACAATATGTGGCCAATCATGACTATTGGGCAAAGACGCAAGAATGGCACAAAAAAATCTGGGCCTTGCATTTTGAACTTTTGGATCGAAAAGTAACACATTTGTTTTACAATGGTTGGAGCACATTTAGTGACATCCCCAACAAACAAGATTTTGGTAAAAATTATCTAGGTCCTTACAGTCGTGAATTGAGCTACAATTCTGTGTTGACCAGCAACGGATTTGAGTGGGTCTCTCCAAATTCTTACCACTTTGATGCCAAAGGCCATTGCTTTTGGGCGCAATACCTGTTACAATACATCAAACAACACAACTTGGTGAACACAAATGCGCTACCTACTGATTGATACTAGCAACATGTTTTTCCGTGCGCGGCACCAAGCACATCGCGCCGCAGACACCTGGACCAAACTGGGCTTTGCCCTGCATTTGACCTTGATGAGTGCAAACAAAGTAGCACGTGATTTGGGCGCTGATCATGTGGTATTTGCACTGGAAGGGCGTAGCTGGCGCAAAGATCATTACAAACCCTACAAAGCCAATCGTGCAGTGGCACGTGGGCAAATGAGCGAGTCAGAATCTGAAGAAGACAAACTGTTCTGGGAAACCTATGATGAGCTGACTAAATACTTGTCTACAAAAACCAACTGTAGTGTAGTTCGTTGTGCCACAGCAGAAGCAGACGACATCATTGCACGTTGGATTGCTTTACACCCCCAAGACGAACACGTTATTGTCAGCTCAGATTCCGACTTTGTGCAGTTGATTGCACCCAATGTAAAATTGTACAATGGCATCAACGATCACTTGTTCAGTACTGAGGGTGTCACAGACGCAAAAGGCAAAAACTTGGCATTCACTATTGAGAGCAACAGCAAGATCAAGGTTGGCAAAGCCGATGCCAACTTTGTGCCTCCCCCTGACTATCAGAAATGGGTGTTGTTCTTGAAGTGCATGCGTGGTGATCCGGGTGACAATGTGTTCTCGGCCTATCCAGGTGTGCGTGTGAAAGGCACAAAGAATCAAGTGGGACTGACAGAAGCATTTGAAGATCGTGATCGCAAAGGCTATGCGTGGAACAATCTCATGTTGCAACGTTGGATGGACCATGAACAGGTGGAACGCAAAGTGTTGGAAGATTATGAACGCAATCGTACCCTGATTGATCTCACCGCACAGCCTGATGCGATCAAAGCTGTAGTAGATGAAGCCATACGTGAGCAGATTAGCCACAAAGATGTGGGCATGGTAGGTGCGCACTTTTTGAGATTCTGTGGCAAATATGAACTCACCAAACTCAGCGACTATGCAGATGCCATTGGTCGCTGGTTGAATCAAACATACAAAGGAGTATTAGATGATCGAAGCCAAACCCATAGTGGATAAAAAGTATTGGATCTTGAAGCAAGACAATCGCAAGGTTGGTGTGGTAGAAGCCGAAGCCGACGGCTACACTGTGCGCATCAATGATCAAGTGGGCCGGTTCAAAACCATTCCCATGGTGCGAAAGCAGGCCAACATTGAGTTTGCACCACCTGAGAAAATCACAAAGCCTGCGCCAGACCAAGTGCATGGATTTGAAACAGGATGCAGAGCATTCAATCCCATGTGGGATGTTAAGCACCGGTTGCCGTTGTTCACCAAAGAAAACAAATCAAAGTCATGGTATGCCGCAGGTTGGTATGCTGTGAAACAACATCGTGCATGGAAACTGCTTCGCAACCCAAAACTAATTGTGTTGGAACGTTATCAATATCAAGGACCATTTCATACTCAGGAGGCAGCACGTGACCAATCCCTTTCGTGATCAAGAAAAATTCATGCGGGCATGCGACCAGTCAGTGGACGCAATGAATGAATCTCAGTACACCATGTACAAGAATTTGATTGCGGAAGAGTTTGGCGAACTACAACAAGCACACGACATGGAAGCAGAACTGGATGCGTTGATTGACATTCTTGTGGTCACCATTGGTGCCATCCACTCAGCAGGGTTCGATGCTGAAGGTGCCTGGAAGGAAGTTATGAGCACCAACTTTGCCAAAATTGATCGTGAAACAGGCAAGGTGCGCAAACGTGAAGATGGCAAGGTTCTCAAGCCTCAGGGCTGGATTGCGCCCAACTTGGTACCGTTTCTAAAAAAATGAGCATGCACATAAATCGGTTTGTAGACTCAATCAAGGCTGCAGAAAGCCGCGGACAACGAGAACTACAAATAAGCCTGCGTGATGCCAAAGATCTACACAGTGATATTACCAAACTATTGCTCACACTGGAACAAATGCGAACACAACAAGCACGTGGTGCAGAAATAGTAGAAGTGCAGATCACCGGCGGTAGTTTCAAATCTACATAGTTATTGGCATAAATAAACGCGGAGTTTAATATGTCAAGACCAAAGCCTACAGTGCTGATTGAGCACACTAACAAACAGACTTACAAGACAGAACAAGTGCTGGCGTCAGAAGGTGTTTGGGCGGTGTTTTTTGATGCCAAGCCTATCAACCTAAAGACCAGCAACTTGCTCACTCAGTTTCCTGGTCCCAAATACAAAAAAGTATCGTTCTCCAACCCAGGACACGCCATCAACTTGGCTAGAAAACTCAATACACAGTTTCGAACAGACAAGTTCTCAGTTGTGCTGTTGACACAAGGGGATAAGATCTATCCCAATG